CCCCCTAGACTTGTTAAGAGTTATTATATCATAAACATGAAATCATAAATAGAAGCAATATTTGTGTTAATACGCCTTTTTTGCTCTACTTTCTACTGCTTTACGGTGCTTATCAAGAGCTCCACCCAAATTAGATACCGTTTCAAGGTGACCTACAGCTTGTGAAACGTATTGAAAAGCGTCAGCGTAATTTGACTCAACAGAATGCAAAGGCTCTTCTAAGTATCTTCCTAACGCTTCATTCCACTTCTTTCTATATTTAACTAGGTTGTCCAGTAAAGTTTTTACTTTTTGCACGTTAAACACGCATCGATCGATTTTATTTTTTGCATAAGATATCGAAAGTTGCTTATCCATTCTTGGCAACACATGGAACTTTGTATTTGTATGTGAGAAGAGGCGCCTAAAATCTCTCTCGTATGTATTGCTTGTATCTAGTGCATCTCTTTTTTTGCTGTCATGCGGAAGAAAGATCGTGTTGTAATGAAATTGCTTATCTTGCAACAGAAACTTTGCGTAAAAATCTATTCCTTTATTCTTATCTTCGTAATAATCGATTATCCTAATCTCACCGTGGCATACTTGAAAAAATATCATCACGGTTAAGTCGTTCACTCCGATATCCATCGCAACATATACTGGCTGTATCGCGTCGTATAGCGGGGTATATAAGCATCTATTTTCTGTATAAGCCTTTGAAATTCCTTCCGCAAAATAAAATGCATCTGAAGAGGATAAAAAAGCCTCAGAGATCGTGCTAGGAAACTCTTGACGTATTTTTTCTCCAAGCAATCTAGCTTGTACAGCATACCAGTTTCTTTGGTTTTCACTGATTACACATCCAACTTCTTTTTCTATCTTTGTGAAATAATCTGAAAGCGTCACGTCATAATCTATTTTTTCATCTAAGACATAAGTTTTTTCCTGCAACCAGTTATAGAAAAATAGGTAATAATCAAGTGATGATATTCCATTATTCCCTCTTCTAGATGCATCTGTAACCATTTCTGCAAAGAATCCCTCATTTCCCTCACCAGTGCTTTCAATAATTACCGTCCCGTCCACCGGAACTGTTTGTAATGTACCAGTAATTACCTCTTCGGCTTTCTGAGGGTTTCTAGCGCATGTTTTCCCAAATTCAGACACGAGGACAAGCTGATATGCTCCTCCCCTTAATGTTGTGTCTACCCTTAACATAGATCCATTCGCAAAAGTAATCTCTCGCGCTGATCTATTGATCACATCGATCTTTAGCCACTTCGGTAAGTGATCTAATGCATATCCGATTATCCTCTTAAAGATATGCTGTGCGTGCTCTAATGAGTAACTAACAATGCCAGCAGAAAGATTAGGAGTCCATATGCATGAGTCTAATAGATACAATACTGAAAACGTACTCATACCAAGCTGACGAGCTTTTAATATGATATTTCTAGAGTGCAGATTATCGAAGACATCTTCCTGAACTGGATTCAATGAAAACTTCCTATCTCCACCACTTCTATCAATGATGTGATATAGGTTGTTTAATCGATATTTCTTGTCGTCGCACTTCTCAAGATCAATTTTCATCTAAGATTGTCTTAATAGATAAAATTTGCTGTGGTGTAAGAACTTCTTGTTCTTGCTTGTCTTTCTGTAAAGATGCGGCATGTTCAGCTGCAATTTGACGCTCTCTTTTCATAAAGTGGTCGTAGGTAGTAGCGTTCATGTCATATGCTTTAACGTGCATTCTGTTTTCATTGAGCATTTGTTCTCTACGATGTGCTATAAACGACTTTGTACACTCATAGGCTAGACGAAAAGTTTCGTTTTCAGATGCCCATAATGTAATTTTATTTGGTGAAATAGGCGTCTCTCTACTACAACAAAACCCATTGAGATTTATACTAGTGGGGTTTTTTGCCCACTCTAACATTTCTGCGGCTATCTCATCTCTATCATGTTCACGAGGACGACCTGTTATTGTTCCTTTAGGGGGTTTTGTATATTTTCTTTTTACTTTAGGCGCTTGATCTACATCTTTTTTTTTCTTTTCTTTGACCATAAATTTCCTATTGAATATTTGAAAAGCCCGGGCCACGCACCCGGGCACCAAAAAAGAGGGCCTATGCAATTTATATAAACTCAAAATATGTATTTATTTATTTTTGATCAACATATCTTTTTTTTGATGTTGCATATTTAGATGCTAAATTTTTATTTGGTTTAATTTTTGAGGCTATTCTTTGAATTGATTAAACTTGAGAAATATGTATCTTTTAGATATTCTAGGAGAGAAAATATGGTTTTAAACAATCAGCTGGGGCACGAATGCTTAGGCCTAGCCCTTATTGTTTTTTGAGGAATGATGGACGACTTAAAGAAATTAAGAAAAGATGAAATGCTTGAAGCCATCAAACTTGGTGTCAAAGAAGCGATCCATGAAATGATGGAAACTGGTGATGGATATAATGGAACGATCATTCGTGACATTGTCTTAGGTGAATTTAAAGAAGGTGTTCTTGGTGGTATATATAATGCAATGCCTTTACCTTCTGATATTTTAGACTCTATTTCTGACGGAATAAATAATGCTATGCCTCATGCTGATGACATTCAAGATACATTTTATCATGCTATTTTTGACACGATGAAGATTGAAAGGAACAAGTGATGACTGAATGTTACGCAAAACAAATGATCAAAACGACACTTGAACGTTATTTACCTACATCAAAGGTTAGGAGTGAAGTTTATTGTAACACAATGAGGCCTTTTCATCCTTATTGTTTGATCAAGATGAATGAAGAGGAATATTTACCTTTAAATAGAGATTATAAACCTCTTGGTCTTAATAGTGGTGATATTTATGAATATGGAAATTACCCCTTTCTCTATATCAAAAAAGAAGAATTAAATCTTAATGTCTTATGGGATAATGGTGATGCTTCTCGAAGTGGAGTATGGTTTTTATTTTCTGATAGCACTTGTCCACACGATAATCTTCAGCGATATGTCCAAATTCTGAGGATAGTTTTTTTCGGATCAAAAGAACATTATGATTTTAAGGAACTTTGGGGACATAAAAAAAGGCTCAATTATGAAGGTTGGGAATTCAATCTATCCAGGTTTAAAAATAATTAAAGAATTTATTCCTCGATACGTCTGATAGTATCCAATATGTTACATATAAATTAGTTGTCAATTTATCAGTTCATCTAGCATTTTGTTATACTTTTTTGCGTTCTCCTCTCTTGTAACATACCTTAAGTTTTCCATCTTATGCTTTCCTCCTCTAGATATAGGAACGATATGATCGACGTGATAACCATCTGGCCTGTCTTTATAGAATTGCTTAATTTGCTTAATCTCTTCAAGGGATGTCTCATATGAAGCTTCTACCATCCTTTTTCTTCTCAACTTCCACCCTACAGCAAGTCTTTCCTTTCCTTTTTCAGAATTGTTATATTTTCTCATACCTATAATATGAGGATCTACATAGCTTTCTACAATAGGTCTTAGGAATTCCATAGCTCGAGTAACGAATTCATCTAGTTCACACTGTCGGTTCATAAATTTTTTTCAATATTTCTTTAGCTAGTTTATAGGAAATTTTTAGCTTCATTTGCAGCAAAGGAATGCTAAGACCCCCCTGCTTTGCTTTTAATAGTATAGCTTTGTCGTATAGCTCTTGTGTCACCCTACTTTCCTTTCCTTAACCCACACTTCAATATCATACTTTCCACTATTTATCAGGCACGTAAGGCAATAAGTATACCCACACTCAACGAGCATCGTCGACGCGCACGACTGGCAGAATTTGGCTTCTTTCGATGCTCTAAATATATCTAGGTTAGGTTGCTGCTTCATACGACCCTCCGTGATAGATAAATATTGTTTGTCTTAGACTTTTTCTGTGGTGTTACAAATATACTCGTCTTTATGACTAAGGATCAGAACCCTTCAGCATAAAAAGCACTTGTCCGATAAAGTATAACGAACCTGAGATAAAAAAACAAACCATTGAAGCGGAAAGTAAGGCATCAAATAAGATCATGAAAAACCACCTTTTTGAGCACTATACTACGCATGTTGTTTTTATGTAAAGACACATGACAAAACAAAGTAAAAAAGAGGAACTCGAAAAATTAGCATTTCCCTTTCATGGTTTTTTTCTTTTCTTTCGCCACTATCTTTTCTTTTACTTTTCCTAGATTAGATGCTGTTTTTGACTTTCTAGATTCTTTTTTTTCTATGCTCATAGGAGATTTTACTTTTTTATTCATAATGCTGCTGACTTTATCCTAATGTGTTTGATTTTTGGTTTTTGTAATATTTTTCTGCTCATAAGTTTACATTCTTTTTGTGGCTTATGAAAGAATACTGGAGACAGAGTGGTTTTATTAGTTGGAGTGATAAAATAAGAAAATCCTTCATCTTCGTCCATTATTTTTTCTTAGATTTTCCAGCTTTCTTGAGTGACACCGCGATTGCTTGTTTCTGTTGGAGCCCACTTTTTAC